GATACATTTATAGTCAATATGAAAAAATGTTTTAAAGATGGCGTAGATGTTACTAAAGGTGTAAAACCTTATATACCAGCTGAAGTTAGCGCAGAATCTAGTAAAATAGCAGATAAGTATAAAGATGAAATACATACTGCAGTTGCTTTAGGTGTTTATGGCTATAAAGATGCTTATCAGCTTACGCTTATGTCAGAAGCTGTTCCAGGTGGTAATTTTGATAGTTTTAAAGCTTCGCTTAAAGATTCAATATTCGCTGCTTTTAATAAAACTAGAATATTGAAAGTAGACTATCTACATCCATCAAAAGCTAATATAACATTAACAGAAAATGATGTTAAAGCTATATTATCAGATTTTGAGAAGTTTAACGATGATCTCGAAAGATTAATATCTAAGCATCATTTAGATAAAGCTGTTCTTGCTGAGGTTGGAGCTAGACTAGCACCAAGAGCAGCAGATGCAATTCTACCTGGTATGGGTCTTGCGGCAGAGATGTTCGTTCGTTATATGGCCTCTGATGTTGAGGATAAAGATGAAAGAGTAAAAGATAGATTCTTGCACTCTATGGTGTTGCGTTATTCAAATGCTTTAGCAACATTAAGTTTCGTTCTTGGTAGAGCACTATACGACTACAATAGGTTCGTTAATAAAGTATTTAGTATAACTGCTAAATCTATAGATTAAAAGATATAGAGTAAGAGTACTATCTGTACTCTTACTCTATTTAATATTTAGAATGCATATTTCTTTACATTACCTATACGTTTAATCCTAGCTTCATCAGTAACTTTACTTAATAGATCTTGTAAGTTGAAAGCTACTATAGACTCTTCATCTAGAGTATCATATAGGGATTTAGCTTTAGTAGCTAATTGTTGTTTTATATATGGATCTTCGCATTTCTTCATACGGTCTAAGTATACTTCTAGTGCATCTTTAATACGTTGTTGTTTTATACGTTTATATTCTTCTACTGGACCACCGTTTTCATCGCTTATAGCTATCTTAACAGATGATAAAACTTTAGATGTATCTATACCATAAGACTCTAGGTTTTTACCTTGTGTTAATAGGTAATAAGGCAAGAGAAATCCTACAACTAAATCGTCATGTCCGCCATTTGGATGGTCTATACGGCCATTCTTTATAACAAGAGACTCTAGTTCTGTTATGAGTTCATTATCTCTTACCAAGTGTGCTGTATACTTAATAGAACTATTGAATACAGTACCGTATAGGTTATCTCTAGAGTTCTTACCAACACCAGATGTCCTATATCCAAATTCTCTTCTATACTTATTATAAATATCAGATAGACCAAATCCTCTACTTATATTATCCCATAGCTTAGCATACTCTTTATTAGTATCTCTTTCATCTGCTATATAGTTAAATATTCTAGTAAACGGATTATATCCTTTACTAATAAATATCTGCGCTACAGTATCTATTATAGCTACTCCAGTAGACTTAGCTTCTGGTATGAACGTCATATTAGGATACTTTATAAGTAAGTTAGCTATAAAGTTAGATAGTGTAAGTACGTTAGTTTCGTTTATGATAGCAGTACAGAGTACTTCACCTGTAGATACATCTCTACCACATAAAGCAGTATAGTCATTACCTATCATTTCAGAACTATCCATACCTAGTACTACTTGTCTACCTGGTAATCCATTAACTACTTCATCTTCTTCTACATACCAGTTCATAACATAGCCTTCTGTAGAAATGTCTACATACTTCTTAGACATAAGAGAATCTCTTAACCTTATTAGATTTTCTTTAGAAATAGGAGAAGCTGCTGAACCTTGTGACCATTTATTAAGAAAGTCAGCTTCAGCTCTATCTCCAGTAGCATTAGCTTCTAATATCCTTTCTTTTAACCATTCATCTGTTTTACCTAGTTGTCTATGGTTATACTCTATAAGTACTGATAAGTTACCACGTCTAGTGTTCTTACGTATAGTATCGTTAAGTTCATCTTGATTAGCTATATCTAAGAACTTTTCAGTCCACCTAGCACAACCATCGTAAATCCACTTAGCATAGGCTCCTTCTTCGGTATTAATATAACCTGGTGTAGTAGTATAGGTATTATAGTAGTGCGAGCCAGAGTTCTTAGCATTCTCTCTAGCAGCACCAGTAGCAGCTAGAGCTGTCTCTAGAGATTCTTTTACGTGTGGTATAAAAGCTAACTCATCTACTTGTAATATAGCAACTGTAAGACCACGACCTACCTTCATAGCCCCTGCTAATGTATTCTGTCCAACTACTGTATCTAATCTATTCTTAAGAGAGTTTATAGTAATATTTTCTGTATTATTACTATCTGATTTATCTCTAGTATTTATATACCATGGTAGTAGATCGAATATAGATTTAAGTCTCTCTATATTCGATACACGTAGTCCATTATCTTTAGTAAATAATACCATCTTAATATTGGTACCACCTGCTATAAGCATATAGGTATTACAACTATCTGCAACAACAGATTTACCAGTTTGTCTAGGCATGATAATCATAGTAGTTAAGTGGTTAAAACAGCACCATAAGTAAGCTATGTTAGCTCTATTAGCTATAAACGATATACCTGCTAGTGTACCAGAAGTTGGTATCCTTATAATCTCTCTAAAGAAATACCATGGGTTTTCAGATACTTCAGTAACTATAGCATACCTTTGCTCTGTAGTAAGGTTAGGATTGAATGGATCTACACCTTGTAGATCTGGGTTATGTAAAGCTAATAGAAAAGCATGATTCTCTACTCCCATAGCTTTATAAATCTGTGCTACACGTATAAAACTTTTATTAGTAGTTTTAGTATCCACTATGGCTTTGGGATACTTATTCCAATCTGATAATCTTAATATCATATCTATATTCCTTATATTTAATCATCAGTCCAACTTAGAGTCTGTTTTATTATAGAATAGCTCTATAGACTGATTTAAAATTTAATTTAAAAGGATTTTACGTATGTTGGTAAAAGAAGACTTAGAGAGAGTAAACAAGTTTACTAAAAGGTTTAAAGGTTGGAATAAGATAATCTATATATGTTATCCTGGACTTATAACAGAAGATCTTAAGAATACTATAAGAGAATCTTATAATAGAGAAGATCTTACTATAGACTCTTTTACACCTAGAGACTTTCCAGAACTCTATATAAGAGATAAAGAAGATAATGAATACATTATACGTGGTTATCAGCAACAGTACTATAAAGCTATAGATCTTAATCTGTTAGTATCTAATGCTGAAATAATACTAGTAGAGTGGATACCTGGCTTACAAGAGCATATTTATAGTAATAACTATAAAGGTACTAAGATAATACAAGTCATGCCTAAACCTAAAGCAGGTGCTTTCTATATGCATTACTTATTAGAACATAAAGCATATGATGCTATTAATATGGTAGCTGAGAATTATGACAAGTGGCATAAGTCTATGCGAGATGAGATAGATATTAGAGATAAAGTTCATAACGAAGAGTATGAAAGACTCTATGTAGATTTAAATAAAAGTACTAAAGAATGAAAAAAGATATAAACTATTTAGTATTAACAGATATACACTTAGGACATCCTAGAAACCATACTGATAATATTATATTTAACTTAGAAAGATTCTTTATAACCTATCATAAAGAGCTAGTAAAACTAGATATACTATTTATAGCAGGTGATATATTCGATAGACTACTATCTAGTAGATCTATAGAGTATAGACACATTATGACATGGTTATCTAACACACTACTATGGTGTAGAGATAATAGTATTAAACTAAGGATACTATATGGTACTCCTAGCCATGATAATGATCAGGTAGCTAGTTTTACAGATGTAGCTAGTAAACTAGCTCCAGATGCTGATTATAAGTATATAAATACTTTATATATAGAGCATATGGTAGATTTAGATATAAACATACTATATGTACCAGATGAGTTTAGACATAAAGCTTCTGATACCTATTTAGAAGTATGTAAGTTACTTAAAGAGAGTAAACTAGCAGAAGTAGATATAGCTATTATGCATGGTTGTTTTAGCTACCA